CTGACAAGAACACGACGCAGCGCGATTTACTTAAAGCTTTGAAAAAATGAGTTGTGCTTTTAAATATTCATGAGGTGAGGTAATGGAAGTAAAAACCAAACGCATGCGTTCGATTTTCAACAAGTCGCCTATTGAAGGTGAGGGTAAGACCAAATTGCAAAAAAGATTAGAGGCGAAGGTTGCACCGCTGGCGCAACAAAAAAAAGCTGTGACGGCGCAGGAGTGGGTCTTCATTCAAGAGCTGGTCAATGGCGACGGGAAGAAGACGTTGGTAGAGGCTGCGATCGCTGCAAATTACAACCCGAAGTTCGCCTCGGTCATTGCCAACAGGCTAACTGACGCAACTAAAAACCCACACGTTGTGGCGGCCATCCAACAGTACCGCCGGGATCTGGCAGAGAAGTACGGCACTACGGTTGATCGGCACATGCGCGATCTGCTCGACATCCGCGACCGCGCTCTGGAGGCCGGCAACTACAGTGCGGCCGTGCAGGCAGAGTACCGCCGTGGGCAGGCACTGGGTACGATCTACGTTGAGCGCAAAGAGATCAGACACGGCACGATTGACTCGATGAGTCTGGAGGAGGTTAAGCGCAAGCTTGAGGAGATCAAGATGGTGTATGGCGATCCAGCCGGCATTATCGATGTGACCCCTGTTGCGCAGACGCTCATCGAGGATGACGCGCAGTACGTTGACAACGAGTCGGAGGATACACCTGACGAGGAGTCCGATGGGGAGTTCGAGGATGTGCTTGAAGAGGAGCCTGAAGTGGCGCCCAAGGCACCACGCAAAGCGCCGCGTTACCCGCTGCCCCGAGTGCCGCTCAAACCGAAGCCGGTTGTGAATAAACCTCAGGTGAAGAGCAGCCAGCGCTCCATCGTTGACGAGATTCGAGATGCGCAGCTTGCTAAAAGCTTACAAGTCACAACGAGCAAGGAGGTTAAAAAATGGAGGAGATAGCGGAAAAGCCAAAGAGGGTGTTTTACAGGCGTCGATACGGTAAGCGCAGGGTCAAACCAAAGTCAAACCTTCGTGGTGCCAGAGCGGGCGCAAAAGTTAAAGGCGTCCCCATGACAGCCGTGGGACTGCGGGCTGAACACTACTACATGGCGCGAGAGCTTGCTGAGTTTTATCAAGCCCCCCTGATGAGAACGGTGGGCGCCATTGTCGTTCGTGAATACTGCCGGGTTCTTTACAAGAGCGATCCGGCCAAAGCAGCCCAAATTGAGGAAGCCTATAAAAATGACGAAAACCAAGCTAAGTACATCGTTGACCTTGCCCATTGAGCTGACCTATACCCTGTTGCCAGAAGAACATGGTCTGCCGATGCAAGTGGACATTCTCAGCGCGTACATCGAGGTTAAGGGTAAACAGGGCAAACCGCGCAAAATACAATTGTTGAGCAGTTTAGACGAATCAGAAGTTTTACAGCTTGAAGATATCGTCTTTGAAGACTTATACTTTGATGAAAATAAATAGCATTAAAGTATCAAATAATGTTTGACCGTAGTGTAAAAATAATTATAATAAAACCTCTTGTTTATGTTTGAGGTGTACTGTGAAGATCAAGATAGAAAAAGACGTTCCCCTCCCCCGAGGCTCTCGGGCAACGAAATACCCATTCACCCACATGGACGTGGGCGACAGTGTGTTCTTCCCGGATGAGAAAGTTGGTGGGAAGGCGCACAAGGCCGCCATCAGTTGCGCCGAGCGCAACAACATGAAGTTCGTTGCCCGCCGCGAAGAAGACGGTGTGCGTATCTGGAGGCAGGCATGAGTAGCCGACTGCAGTTCTGGATGGGCGCGCGACAGTTTGCCCTGCACATGCTTAGGCTGCGCAATAAGTACAAAGAAAAAGAATACATCGGCGACACGATGCGCTATGTGGGTTTCACCACACGGTGCCTTGCGGATGAGATTCGCCGTGTGGAAAAGCAACTTGGCAGACCGTATCGGTATCTGCCCAAATCGGGATTTTATCAGGGGGTGCAATGGTGAAACATCGATCAATGGACGAGCACCACGCAGATCAGCGCAAGCTGCTGCATATCATCGGAACCACGCTCGACGCGTGGTCCGAAACGAACAAGAAGGAGTTCGGCTACAACGGCATCATTATCATCGGTGCGTTGTCCTCGGCTCTGGCCGCCGTCTGTGCGCTGTACCGAGTGCCGATAGAAGACATCGCACGGCTGATGATTGAGGGCGCACCCTTTATCGATGAGGAGAGCGACCATGACCTGCACTGAGCGCCTTGGCGCAGCAGTACACTGCAAGCGCGTGGGGCTGCAAAGCTGCAAGGAGTTCGCTCGCCTTGCCGGCGTGTCAGTCAGTTTGATAAACCTGTGGCACCGGAACAACCCCCAACAATTTGATGCTGCGCTCGCACAGGCGGCAGTGACGAGGAGAGCGCGACGTGGATGACTACGATTACGACGAAGCAGATTTGAAACTGCAGCGCAGCTTGATGCGACGCATAACTCGCCAGCGGATCGAACACTGGCACCCACAAGACCCAGACTACGTGGGGGACGAGGACGAGGACGAGGACGAGGAAGATGACGAATGACATGGATAATCAGCCAGGCACTTTACGAGAAATGGCATTGTTCGCAGGAGCAGGCGGTGGAATCCTCGGAGGACACCTTCTTGGATGGAAAACAGTCTGCGCCGTTGAATGGGAGCCTTACCCAGCTTGCGTACTTGCCGCTAGACAAAATGACAAAATTCTCCCGCCTTTCCCGATTTGGGATGATGTTCAAACCTTTGACGGAAAGCCGTGGCGAGGGCTTGTTGATGTGGTATCGGGAGGCTTTCCTTGCCAAGACATATCCGCCGCAGGAAAGGGAGCAGGAATCACTGGAAGCAAATCCAGTATGTGGAAACACATGGCGCGAATTATCGATGAAGTACGACCCAGATTTGCATTCGTGGAAAACAGTCCGATGCTTATTCCCAGAGGAGCTGCAATGGTCATCGGTGACCTTGCCGAGATGGGGTATGACTGTGAATGGTGTATTGTTTCAGCATCCGACTGCGGTGCGCCCCATACGCGCGATAGGTTCTGGCTCAAAGCAACCGCTACAGATATGGCCGACTCCAACAGCACACATGGCGAAAGAAACAAATGCGCCCAGCGAAGCGAACAGGAACGAGCCGACACTAGCCAGTCGAGTTGGTGGGCATCTGAACCCGATGTGGGTCGAGTGGCTGATGGGGTGGCCGCCAGGGTGGACAGACTTAAAGCCATTGGGAATGGACAGGTTCCAATCGTGGCAGCAACAGCATTCAGTATATTGCGAAGCGGATCGAACACTGGCACCCACAAGACCCAGACTACGTAGGGGATGAAGACGATGATGATGACGACGGAGAAGCCCAAAGCACTCGATGTGCAGATCGGCGGTGGGCACTACAAGAGCTACGCCATACAGCCGGTGGAGTTCATCCACAAGAACAAGATTCCCTATATCGAAGGCTGCGCGATCAAGTACCTGTGCCGCTGGCGCGAGAAGGGTGGCATCGAAGACCTGAAGAAAGCACGACACTACATTGAACTGTTGATTGATTTAGAGGGGCACACACAATGAACAACATACCTGAAATTGAATGCCAGCAAGAAAAGAACCAGTTTATTTTCTGGTGCAATCACTGCAAAGATAATCACTTCCACGGAGCTGAGGAGGGGCATCGCGTTTCACACTGCCCGGCCTATCCAAATGGCTATATTTTAAAGAAAGCAGTGCCGACGTGATGCCACAGACCAGCGCAGTGCTTAAGGGTAAACGGTGCATGTGCCCGACCTGCAAAGAGGTGTTCAGCTCGGCTACAGGGTTCGACAAGCACCGCAAAGGGACACAGGGCCACGACCGACGGTGCGTGGACCCCGCGTCAGTGGGCATGCAGATCAGTACACGGGGCAACAATACCTATTGGACAACACCGATGCCTGCGGGCGTTGTATGGGGGCGCGGTGTAACAGCCGCGCTCCTTCACGGAGAGCAATCATGAGAACTCACAACAACACAACAGAGGAAAAGATTATGACATTAAATGAAGACGGTGAATTGCTCTGCCCCAAGTGCAGTGGGAATTATTTACACCAAAGGGGTGTTGACGTGTACTTTCGAGACAAGGAGGACTCAGAATTTGGCATTAACGTCAACGTTACAAAGGAGGTCACGCACACAACGCGTCATCTGACAGGAAATCCAAGCTCTCGGCGCGACGGCTTTATCGCAACCTTCATGTGCGAGTTCTGTCAGAGCTACGTTAAGCTGTGTTTTGCACAGCATAAAGGCCACACCCAAGTTAGTTGGGAAGAGTAAACAAGTATAAGGAAGGCAACCATGAGAAATGACGACAGAATTATGGGGTCTATCCTCGTGCTGGTGCTGTGCATCGTCGCAGTTGTTTGGATCACGCAGCAGCGGGAGATAGCCGAGGTACGCCACGCGATGGAAGCAAGCTACGGTGAAGAGCCGAAGCCGGAGAATCACGGAAGATGAAGCATATAAAAAGGGAAATAGTTGGTGAGCGTGAGGTAACTGAGGAGTGGATTAGAAAAAAGTGGGCGCACAAAAATTCAGTTAATCAAATTGTGTTTCGAAGAATCGAACAGCATGTTGTGTTGAGTTGCGGACACACGCTGTCTAAGGGGACTTTTAGCGTCATCCCAAAACGCACGGTTTGTTATAGATGTACAGAGGCATTAGAGAATGAAGCACAATCAGCACTATATAACGGGGATACTGCACCGCATCAGGTGCAGGGAGGTGGGGAATGAGTGATCTGTTAAACACACTGAAGCGCGCACACGAAGCAGCGCAATGTATCCCTGACCTTGAGGCAGAGCTGCGGGAGGTCTTAGCAGACATGGGGTATACGCTTGGCAAGTTGAGTCCGTTTTTAGATGATGAAGTGGAACCC